CATGCGGGAAGGTTACCGCCTAAGACAGATCTCTAGTTACTAAAAAATAGTTCTTGACACGGAGTTATTTTTTTGATATAATATATTATTAATTCGGAAACTATTTATATGCTTCTATACGATTGGAAACGAATATTTAGGGTAGGAAAAGGAAGAGCCAATGAGTGTTGGCGCATATTTAAAATGCTAGCCCAAAAGGAGGTACCTCGAAATACCTATGATCCGATTTATTACTATTCTATGAAAAAGTTTATAGGAGAAAGCTTTTTACTGCACCAGGATGTGCTGCTAGACAACGCATGGAAACATAGTAACTACGATTTATGTATTTACTTAGCCCTCGCGTCATTAAGATCACTGGCGGAATATAAAGCGTCAGGCAAACTCACTCTAGACTTGCTACATTCACCTGTAGATCCTAGAGATTATTTAAAAAACCCTAGGTTACTTCCTATAAAAGACGGAAAAATACACTTTATATATGAAGAAACCCCAAGAAATGAAGGAATAAAATAACATGGCATTAAAATTCGGCGAGTCTAAAGGCTCAGCAATTAAAAACACAATTAAATCTTTTGAGTTCAAGGATGGAGATAATACAGTCCGTCTAGTAGGTGACATCCTAGCTAGGTATGTGTACTGGATTGAAGGTACAAACGGCAAGAATATTCCTTTTGAGTGTCTATCATTCGATAGAGACGCAGAAAAGTTTCTAAATGCAGAACACGATTATGTGAAAGAATACTACCCAGACCTGAAGTGCACCTGGTCATATGTTACTCAGTGCATTCATAATGGCGAAATTCTGGTTGTTAATCTTAAGAAGAAATTGTGGGAGCAAGTAATTACTGCAGCAGAAGATCTTGGTGATCCTACTGATCCTGTAAAAGGCTGGGATCTGAAGGTATTTCGCAAGAAAACAGGTCCTCTGGCTTTCAACGTAGAATATCAACTACAATCTCTAAAGTGCAAGCCACGTGCTTTAAATGCTGAGGAATTAGCAGTTCTTGAGAACCTAAAATCTATGGATGAAGTTATGCCTCGTCCTACTCCAGATGCACAAAAAGCATTACTGGATCGCATCACTGGTACCTCGAAAGAGAATATTGATGATGAAGCATTAGAAAACGAGTTCGAAGTAACTCAGTAATAAAAACCCGCAGCGGGTGCTAAGCACCCGCTGCTTTTTTCGCCCATAGAAAGGAATTCATTAATGATAAATTGGTTTAAAAGTCTATTTTGCATACATTTATATGTACTAAATGCACCACGAAAACAAATATATGTTCCTTTAGGGTACAATTCTTGGTATTGTTTAAAGTGTATGAAAGTAATAATTAAACCTGTTAGTTGGATTCCCCTTGATTGGATTCCTTCTTAACTATGATAAAGATTAAATGGCCTTCCTTAGAACTGAACTGGCTTCCTAATAGTTTACGAAAAGGTTTAGATACCCCGCAAATACTTATAGGAGATAATCCAGATTATGGTGGTTGTTATTATAATGTACAAGATTATGTTGATGATGAGTTAGATTTAACTAAAAAAGCTGTTATAATTATTACAGATACAGATCGTATGGAATCTGTTATAGCACATGAATTTAGACATCATTGGCAAACTTATACTTGGGGAAAACTACCTACGCATCCTTGGCAGCAGGGAAAATCTTACAAAAAGAGTATAAAAAAATATTTCCGTGGTGCCAGGCATGAGATGGATGCTTTGCAATTTGAAATTAAATACGCACCGAATAATTTAAATTTAAAATGGTGGGAGTGGTTACAAGAATGATTTTATTTACGGCAGACTGGCATATTAAGTTAGGGCAGAAAAATGTCCCTAAAGATTGGGCGTGGGCGCGATATATAGAATTTTTTAAACAAGTCCATGAACTAGAGTCTAAAGTTAATTTACACATAATTGGAGGAGACTTATTCGATCGCTCTCCTAGTATGGAAGAATTACAACTATATTTCATCTTTGTAGCGGGGGTAACTATCCCTACTATCATATACGATGGAAATCATGAAGCAACTAAAAAACATCAGACCTTTTTTACTTTTTTAAAAAATGCTACGGCCAAAATCAATCCTTTAGTGGAAATCGTAGATAGTACAAAAGTAATGGAAAATTTTAGTATATTACCCTATTGTGACTTGCACAAGAAGAACTCTATAGAGGAATTACCTTATGATAAGGCACTATTTACGCACGTTCGCGGAGAGATTCCACCTCATGTTAAACCTGAAGTGGATTTGGACAGATTCTATGACTTCCCAACAGTCTTTGCGGGAGATTTACACTCACACTCTAATACCCAAAGAAATATTGTTTATCCGGGAAGTCCACTCACAACATCCTTTCACAGAACAGAAGTTGAAACTGGCTACTTACTAATACATGAGGATGATTGGTTTTGGACCTGGTATCCATTCAAACTACCTCAATTAATTCGTAAAACAGTACAAAGTTCAGAAGATATGATAGCAACAGACTATCATCATACTATTTACGAGTTAGAAGGCGACTTGCAAGAACTATCTACTATCAAAGATTCAGACTTACTGGATAAGAAAGTAGTAAAACGAAGCATTGATACATCACTTCTTCTAAGTGCTAATATGAGCATCTCAGAAGAGTTAACCGAATATTTTAGGTACATATTAGAGTTACCCGAAGATAAAATTGTTAATATAATGGGAGTCTTTCATGATTATACTTGATACACTACAATGGTCTGACTGTTTTAGATTCGGGAAAGGTAATAAAATATGCTTCAAAGATTCCACCTTAACTCAAATCTTAGGTACTAATGGTCTGGGAAAGTCTTCCATACCTCTTATCTTAGAGGAAGTTTTATTCAATAAAAACTCTAAAAATGTCAAGAAAGCCGCAATTCCAAATAGAATAGCTAACGATGGCTACTGGATTAATCTTACTTTTCAAATTGATGAAGATGAGTACGAAATCGACCTAGTTCGTAAAACAAGTATAAAAGTGAAGCTTTTTAGAAATGGAGATGATATATCCAGTCATACGGCCACTGCAACATATCAAACTATACAAGATTTATTCGGGCATGAGTTTAAAGTTTTCTCACAATTAGTTTATCAAAATCCAAAAGCTTCGTTACAATTTTTAACTGCTACAGATACCAACCGCAAAAAATTTCTGATAGACCTCTTACATCTTGAGGAGTATGTTGCTTTATTTGAAATCTTTAAAGAAGCAGCGAAAGAGGTAACTCAAGAAGTATCAGGGTACGAAGCCACTATCGCCACAATAGATAAATGGTTAAAAGATAATAAATTGACCGATACTACGGTACTGCCAATGATAAATTTAGAAATAAATACGGAAATGGAAGAAAAGGCACTGAGTCAACTTACATCCGAACTTGAAAATATTTCTCAAAAAAATAAAAAAATAGCAACGAATAATCAATTTAAGAAGATGTTAGATGGTATTAACCTTAATGAAATAAATAGTATAAAAGCGACGCAGATTTTATCATACGATCACTTACAAAAAGAAATAGGTACTTTAGAAGCGGATAAACATGCAGCTAGAAAGGTGTTACTTCAAATAGGTAAATTAGGAGATACTTGTCATGTTTGTGAACAACCAGTAGACCCTCTATTTAAAAAAAATCTAGAAGAGAAAGAAACACAGATTGCATTATACGCAGAGCAAAAAATCACAGAAATACAGGGGGAGATAAGTGAAATTAAGAGAAATAATGAAGAATATACAAGAAAGTGTCATTTACAAAAAGACTGGGAAGATCTTTATAGAAGTATTGACCTTTACCTACCACAGAGTATTTTGGATGCGAATGAGCTTCAAAAGCGCATTCGCGACTTACAGACAGTCGTACAAGGCGCTAAAAAACGCGTACAAGAATCATCTAAAATCGACCAAGAACGCACAAAACGTAATACCAGAATCCAGGTAATTTTAGAACAAACGGACGCTTTTATAGCAGATTTAGAAAAAGCAAAGAAGAGTATGGCAAAGAGTGTTGAATTACTATCTAGCCTAGAAATGTTAAAGAAGGCATTTAGTACAAATGGTCTCTTAGCTTATAAGATAGAGAATATGGTAAAGGATTTAGAAGTATTAGTAAACCAATATTTATCAGAATTATCAGATGGAATGTTTACTTTAGAATTTGTGCTTAATAATGATAAACTAAACGTAATGATTACAGAAAATGGTGCTACGGTAGATATAGAGGAATTATCCTCAGGACAACTAGCCAGAGTAAATACTGCTACGCTGCTTGCTATACGTAAGCTGATGAGCAGTATATCTAAGTCCAAAATCAACGTATTATTCTTAGACGAAGTAATAAGTGTTTTGGACGACGAAGGCAAGGAAAAACTAGTAGAAGTGCTTCTTCAGGAAGAGGAATTGAACACTTATGTAGTAAGTCACGGCTGGATGCATCCTTTACTAAATAAAATAACAGTAGTAAACCGAGGCAAAATTAGCATATTGGAGTAAAGTATGGCTTTTGGAGGTAATGTATTAGAAGATGTTAGAGCACTAGATATAGCACTAACTAGACTCATCCTTCTCAATATAAAAGATGATTGGGATATAGATATGAAATTGGCTGAAGCAGCCAGGGATAAGTTGAATAAACTTATAGAGAATAAAAAGAATGGTAGACAGTAGAGCTAAAGGAGCTCGTGGGGAATATATAGTACGAGATATGTTAAGAGAATGGACGGGATATCAGTTTGAGAGAGTCCCCTCCTCGGGTGCATTAGATTATTTAAAAGGTGATTTATATATTCCACTTAAAAGAAATAAATTCTGCATAGAAGTAAAGAATTATGAAAGTTCCCCACTTAATGATACTCTCTTTACAGCGTTGAAAACTAATAACCTCATTAGATGGTGGAATAAATTATTAGTACAAGCGCTGGGAGGTGATCAAGAGCCCCTTCTATTTTTTAAGTATAATAGATCAAAAATATTTGTAGTAACGCAGGTAAAACCAGAAAATACTGGAATGTATTTATATATAGCCTGGCTAGATGCATACGTGTTATTAGCGGAAGAATGGTTGGAAAACGAAATAGTAGAATTTCTAGGAGAATAGTTATGCCAGTATATGAGGGTTTTTGTGTTTTTTGTGATAAAAGAACAGAAGGCCATACGGGGGATACCCCTATCTGTTTTACCTGCTACTCTAACAATAACCAGGAAAAACTAGAGATAAGACTGAAAGAGTTAGAACAAAGCATAGACAATAGTGATATAGATTTTTCAATATATCACCAAGACGCGGAGGATTGAATGGCTTTTACATTTAAAGAAAAAATCCTTGATGCAAATCCCTGGAATACTATGATAGTGGATGCACTAAACTTAGCTTTCCGGTGGAAACATCAAGGTCGAAATGATTTTCGTTTCGATTTTATACAAACAGTAGAGTCTTTAGCAGCCTCTTATAAGGCTAAAAAGATTATAATTGCCGCGGATTGGGGTTCTTCCACATATAGAAAGAACTTAGATCCACTTTACAAGGCTGATAGATCTGAAAGATTTAAAGATCAGACAGAAGAAGAAAAGATGGCATTTGAAGCCTTTTTTGATGAATTTGAAGCAACTTTAGAAGAAATCGGCAAGAAGTATATAGTACTAAGATATAAAGGTGTAGAAGCTGACGATATTGCAGCGTATTTAGTAAAGTATAAAGAACAGTACGAATTAGAAAATATCTGGCTAATAAGTTCAGATCGAGATTGGGGTCTTTTAGTACAAGAAGGCGTATCTCAATTTTCTTATGTGACTCGCAAAGAATATACTTTAGAAAACTGGAATGAGCATTATGATACTCCTAAGGAACAGTACATTTCCTATAAGGTTATGTTGGGAGATTCTGGAGATAATATTAAAGGCTTTGCTCAAATAGGACCAAAACGTGCAGCTGATTTAGTTAATCAATATGGAACAGCTTTTGATATTTATGATGCACTACCTATTGAAAGTAAATACAAGTATATGGAAGATCTGAATGCACATCCAGAACGTATTTTATTAAACTATGAGCTGATGGATTTACTAGAATACTGTGATGATGCTATCGGTGAGGATAATATACAGGATATTAGAAGAATTATGGGATGGTTATGAAAGAATTAGTAACAGCACAATATTGTATGACTAGATTAGCAGCTCATCAATTTAATGAGGAAGGCCATTTAGAACAAATAGTTAAAAGTAATTTAGCTAGACAATTAGCGCATTTTCTACTTGAAAATGCTGAAATGACTATTGAAGATGGAGATTTTGATACCACAGAGTTTAAAATGACTGGAGCGTTTCTCACAGTAAAAAGATACAAACAATTATTAAAGGCGGAACAAGAGTTGCGCAAGCTTATACAGGAATAATTATGGAAGGTAGCGCATTAGCTAGTAGTATTAAGTATTATACAGATTATTCTCGTTTTGACGAGGAAAAAGGAATAGTAGAAAACTGGGAAGATAGTGTAACCCGTGTTATGAATATGCACAGAACTAAGTATTCGGTTCAAATTGCGCAAAATCCTGAGTTAAGCAGACTTATTGACTATGCTGAAGAAGCGTACTTAAATTTTGAGATTCTAGGATCTCAACGTGCGCTTCAATGGGGCGGAGCGCCCATGCTGAAGCACGAGGCGAAGATGTACAATTGTGTATCTAGCCACGTCAACAGATTGAAGTTCTTCCAGGAAGCTATGTATTTTTTACTATGTGGCTGCGGTGCGGGCTTCTCAGTACAGTTTCATCATATAGATCAACTTCCTCCATTATGTCCTAGAGATAAAGAGGCGAAAACCTTTATAATTGAGGATGAAATTGAGGGTTGGTCCGATGCTATTGGAGTTTTAGTAAGTTCTTACACTAGTACACGTTTCAATGCTCCTTTTCCAGAATACCAAGGGCATCACGTAGCCTTTGATTACTCTAGAATAAGGCCTAAAGATTCGAAAATTACTGGTGGTTTTAAAGCGCCAGGCCCAGAGGGTCTACGCAATGCCATTGGTAAAATAGAGCAGTTAATGGATAAGTTCATAGGTAATCATGAACATACTCATTGGACTCCTATTTTAGCTTATGATTATGTTATGCATATGACGCAGGCTGTCCTAAGCGGAGGAGTACGTCGCTCCGCGACGATTTGCCTCTTTAGTCATGATGACATAGAAATGCTAGAGGCTAAGACAGGAAACTGGAGAGTAGAGAATCCACAAAGAGCAAGATCTAATAATTCTGCAATGCTTAAACGTGATAGCACTACTTTTGAAGAATTTGCAGCTCTTTTTGAAAGCGTAAAACAATTTGGAGAACCAGGTTTCGTATGGGTTGATGATTTAGATATATGTGTAAATCCATGTGTTGAAATCGGTATGTGGCCTATGACTGAAACAGGAATACCTGGATGGCAAGGCTGTAATTTAGTGGAGATAAATGGTGGAAAATGTATTAATGCAACAAGATTCTATGAAGCATGCAGAGCAGCTGCTATCATGGCAACACTTCAAGCGGGTTACACCAACTTCAAATATCTGGGGCAGACGACAAGGGAAATCTTTGAGCGCGAAGCTTTGTTGGGAGTATCTGCAACGGGGTGGTGTAATAACCCCGACGTCTTATTCGATGAAGAAGTTCAACGAGAAGGGGCAGAGATTGTTAAGATCACAAATAAGATCGTTTCTAGGATGCTCGGAATTAGACAAGCCGCACGAACAACTTGCGTCAAACCAAGCGGAAATGCCTCTGTACTATTAGCTTCGGCTTCTGGTATTCACGGAGAGCATGCTCCACGTTATTTCCGTAATATGCAGATGAACAAGAGTAATGATATAGCAAAGATTTTTGCTCGCTGCAACCCCGAAGCTGTAGAAGAAAGTGTATGGAATCCAGAAGGCACAGATTGGGTTTTCTCGATTCCTGTAGTTGCGCCGAAGGACAGTTTGTTCAAACGCCATTTAGTTGGTATCAATCAGCTTGAATTAGTGCGATTAACACAAAACAACTGGGTAGAGTACGGAACTAATGAAGAATTGTGTGTAAATCCTTTAGTTAGACACAATGTTTCAAATACAATACAAGTAGGAAACTGGGATGAAGTTAGAGACTATATCTACGAAGGCAGAGAAGATTTTGCCGGTATATCGTTGTTGGGTATCACGGGTGACAAGGACTATCCTCAAGCACCTTTCACAGAAGTTTTCACAAGAGCGCAACTCATGGACTTCTATGGGGATGCCGCTTTATTCGCCTCAGGGCTTATCGTGGATGGAATGCACGCCTTCAATGATGATCTGTGGCTTGCTTGTGCCGTATCGATGGGCAAAGCGAAACTAGAAAACAAAGGAACATCTCTAGTTTTACAGCGAGATTGGGTAAGACGCGCTAAGAAATTTGCTGATAATTATTTTAATGGTGATATGGGTACTTGTACTTACTGCCTAAAAGATATATATAATTATCACAAATGGTGTAAGATTACATCCAACCTGATAGATATAGATTGGAGTAAAGAAGATATTAAACCTCAATATATTGAAATTGATACTATGGCTAGCGCAGCTTGCGCAGGTGGATTATGCGAGATATAGCATTTATAGATGCAGTAGGCTTACCCTATACGGGTGATACTTTAGAACACAGAGGACTTGGAGGTTCTGAGTCCTCTGTTATTTATATGTCTAGAGAATTAGTTAAACTTGGTTATAATGTAACAGTTTATAATAACTGTGAAAAGCCAGGCGTATACAATGGTGTGAACTATAAAAATATACTGGAATGTAAACAGTGTGATATAGCTATAGTTTTAAGAAGTATATCATTCATTCCAGCCGCTAAGCATGTAATTTTATGGAGACATGATACATATTGTCCTGGCGATGAGAATATAGTTAGATTACTAAATGAGTGCAAAATCAATGAAGTTTTTACTTTAAGTGATTGGCATACTCAACATACCATGATACAACTACAAGTTCCTAGAGATAAAATATTTCAGACTCGTAATGGGTATCATCATTATGATGTAATATATAATAAAGATAAAGATCAGTTTATATTTAATGCGGCTGCGTATAAAGGTTTAGATTTACTCATAAAAGAGATCTGGCCTAAAGTTAAAACCATAATACCTAGTGCTAAACTTAAAGTAATTGGTGGCTACTATGAAGGTTTAAATGATGATAACGCTAAGTACATAAGTAGAAATTTTTCTGATGATACACAAGTATATGAGAATGCTTTTTATGAGATAACTTTTACTGGTATTCTAAAACCCGAAGAAGTAGCTAGACATATGGCAGGGGCTAGTTATTTTATTTATCCCTGTGTATTTCCAGAAACTTTTGGCATATCTACTTTAGAAGCTCATGCTTATGGCGCAATACCAATAACTTGGAATATTGGCGCACTAGAGACTACTGCAATAGATAATGCATCATTTAAATGCAGTCTTAGCCCTCTTGCATATCCAGAGGCCTTTGTAGCTAAAGTACATGAAGCTTATTTAGCCGCTGGAGATAAAGAACGTAATGAAGGTTTTAATATTATAAATAATAGTCAATGGAATCACGTAGCAAAAGAATGGGATGACCATTTTAAAGGAATTAAAAAAATGTTACCATATAAACAAGTAAATTTAAAGGATAAGTCTATTCTTATAGCTATACCTTCTGCTGTAAAAATTGAACCAGAAACTTTTAAGTCTATATATGATTTGCAAATACCTGTAGGATTTAGAACAGATTTCAACTTCTTCTGGTGTTATATGATAGATGCTGGGCGTAATCAGATAGCCAACTATGCTATTAACTGTGGATATGATTACGTTTTATCTGTAGATAGTGATATGGAGCTACCTAAAGATATGCTAGTTAAAATGTTATCTCACGATAAAGATATAATAACTGGTATGTATCGTATGCGTAGACCAGAGCAGGTAGTTGAAATTTATGATACTAATTATCATAATATACCTTTTGAGAAATTAAAAGAACATCAACTATTAGAAATAGGCGGTGCAGGTTTTGGCTGTGTTCTAGTAAAAACGCAGGTTTATAAAGATGTAGGTTATCCGCAATTCTTCTATCATCAAGCTTGGAAATATGAAGATACTTTTAGTGAGGATAATGATTTCTTTTTAAAGGCTAGAAATAAAGGTTACAAAGTATTTTGTGATACATCTATAAAATGTCGCCATAAAGGTACTGTGATGTGGGAGATAGAATAATGGAACAATTTGAAGGCGATAGCAGTAATTATGAAATAATTACTAGAGCTATAGAAGCTATACCCGCCCATAAGGAAGGTCTAACTTGTGAGATTGGTCTTCGTAGGGGTTATGGAAGTAAAGTTATTATGGATGCTTTGGCTAAAAGAGTATCCCCAGAGAGAACTCATGTAGCTATAGATCCATATGGAAATATAGAATATGCTCCCTCAGAGGGAGTAATTACTAGATTAGATTATACTAATACTATGCGAGATGAAACTATAGGTTTATGTTACAAGTACGCAGGGGCTTTAGGAGTTAATTTTATATTTATGAATTTAACTGATGAACAGTTTTTTAATAGATATAAAGATGGAGTACCTATTTATAAAGAATCTGAATATATATTAAATAAGTATATTTTTGCACACTTAGATGGCCCACATCATTTAAATCTTTTAATTAATGAATTTAATTGGTTCAATGATAGGATGTATTCTGGCGCAACCCTAGTTATTGATGATATTGATTATTTCGATATTGATGCATTACATAATGTAATAGGTGCTACACGTAAATGGCATCTATTAGACTATTCCCGTAAAAAAATAGCTTATCAGAAGAATTAATATGAAATTTAGTATTATAACACCAACCCACTCAGTTAAAAATTTACCTTTCTTATTAGAGTTATACTATAGTATAACTAGTCAGATTTATACTAATTGGGAGTGGGTTCTATACTTAAATAATGGTATGAAGCAGGAAGAACTTCCCGAAGTAATACGCGCTAATAAAAAAGTATCTATATATGTAAATGAAAATCCAGAACCTAACATAGGAGCTATCAAACATTTAGCTTTCCATTTAGGTTCGGGAGATATATTAGTAGAAGTAGATCATGATGACTTATTAACTACAGACTGTTTATATGAACTAAATAAAGATTTTCAGGATGAAACTATAGGGTTTGTTTATAGTAATTCTATTGTGAATCATATGGAAGATAAGTTTATACCATTTAATCCTGCTATGGGATGGACATACAAAACATATAATTGGAATGGTAAAGAATGTTATTCTATGAATCATTTTCCCGCTACTAGCCATAGTTTATGTTATATTTGGTTTGCTCCAGATCATGTAAGAGCTTGGCGTACTTCCGTATATAAACAAATTGGTGGGCATAATTCAAAACTATCTGTATGTGATGATCACGAGCTGTGTATTCGCACCTATTTAGCTACAAAAATAAAGTTTAACACTAAACCTTTGTATGTATATAGAATTACAGGGGATAATACCTGGTTAGCTCGTAATCAATTAATCCAAGATACTACTGTGCAACTATTTGATATTCATGTCAGAGCATTAGCAGAAAAAGATGCAGTAGATAGAGGACTTCTAAAGATAGATCTGGGTGGAGGGCTGTACCCTTATTCAGATTATAAAACCATAGATATAAGAGAAAATGCTGACTATGTAGCAGATCTTAATGATGGTATACCACTACCAGATAATAGCGTAGGAGTTATGCATGCCCACCATATTTTAGAACATTTAAATGATACTAGAAAAATAATGGCTGAGATTCATAGAGTTTTGGCACCAGGCGGTTGGGTTTTTATAGAAGTTCCAAGCACGGATGGCCGAGGGGCTTGGCAAGATCCCACCCATGTAAGTTTTTGGAATGAAAACTCTTTTTTATACTACACCCATAAAGAACAGGCTATTTTTATTGATAACACAGATATTAGATTTCAAGAATTTAAAAAAACTACCTATTATCCAAATCAATTTATGAAAGATCA